ATCATTTGCACAACAATTAGACATCTTGTCAAAAGGAGTTGAGACTATCGTTTTCGATTGCGATGAGACACAGATCATTCATTATCATTTTGTTGGAGCACCTTTTAGAGGTCTCGTTGCACACAACATCAAGAAGCAACGTGATGACGACAAAATTGCGAAAAGTTTCACAAAGCGTCCAAAAGCTAATAAGATCCCATTGAAGATTTCGTATAATGAAGAAGAAGGATGGAAAGCCGTTTACACACTTGCTGAGCTTTCCATCGCAGATACTTACCTCGTTGAGGAGGTGATTAGGAAACAACGTAAACATTTAATTTCACGCACTATTGTGGTGGATCCCTATGATCCACATCCCTTTATAACGAGAATGAAAGATGAAATTTCATTCGGAGAGATAAGCTGTAGGGAGAGTCAAGAGTTGGCGAAGCATCGGAATAAGTTAATGCATGCTTTAAACGGAAACATAATCCAAGCCGGAGAAACTCGCTTTGAGGATGGACGCATTGTAACTTGGACTGTCGAATCTATTGAGAAGCTGATTAAGAAACAATACATGTTCTGTTGTGGTGAGGTAAAGGAGAAGATAAATTTTGTTAGTTTAGTTAACGAGCTTGATATGTTTGAAAACAGAAAAATAACATTTAATTTTGAAATGACAACACCATCAACAGGATTAGTGTCCATTATGGTGAGAAACGCTAAAATTTTCTCAACTGGAAAAGGATTATGTAAAAGTAAGATTAAGTTAAACGCATGCTATAATTTATTGCAAAAGTTGTTATCATCTTTTTATTTTGATCTGAACACAGGATTGAAAATGAAAATGAGTAATATTTTCCCGATGGTAGCACAATTACAAAGCGCGATCAAAGAAGACACAAAGCGAAACAGCAAAACCATTAAACATGACAATTCGCATCGATCATTGATATTGCAAAACAAAGGTCATGTTGAGTTTGCTAGACAACATGCGAAATTTGAACAGCACAACAAACTACAAAAGATTTACGCTATGCAGAGAAAGCAGGATGCAGTGAAAACTGAAAAACTGATTGCTCAATTACAAACATTTTATGCAAACCGAGACATTGCGAATTTACAGTGGAAAGTTCCCGTAGACGTGCGTTTTGGCGATTTCCAAGAATTTTTGGACGCTGTTGAAGGATTCTTTTCTGAAGACGTTAGGAAATTGATTGATTGGGCATCAGTAATGAATTGTCTTTATTTAATTTATTCAAATCCTGATTTAATGGTTAAGTGGAATGCATGTGATAATTTACGACGAATTTTAGGAATTAAGTCTATGTCTTTGGCCTTATTTGCGAGCATGATTTTACATGTGTGTAAACAATTAGGTTTTATTTCAAGCGAAGATCATCCAAAACTACAATCTTTTGACACAAGCTCGACTTTGTCGATTCTAGTCACTTTAGTTTTATCCATTTTATATCGAAGCAATCCGAAAGCTTCGACAGTAGAAGTTCTAGTCAATTCATGTAAAGACTTACCTTTGGCATCACGAGGAGTTGGTTTACTTGAAGAAGTAATCAAACGAATCTGTGCTTATGTGAAAGGTGTAGAAAGCTTAGATGATATAATTCCAAACACTTTGAAAAAAATTGAAGAACAAGTGATGAAATTGAGTACCAAAGATGGGATTTCACGATTAACAACAGATGAAAAAGCTTTTGTTGAAATTTGCAAATTGAGATTGGATGTTATCAACTTATCTTCTACTATAGATTCCCGCTCAATTTATTATCAGAAATTTTTAGTGTTGAAGAGCCATGTTAATAATATGTATACCATAGCTCAGCGATCTCCAGTTGCAGGATGTGGTAGGCGTAAGAAGCCTGTCGTATTCCATATTTGGGGTGATGCTGGCATCGGAAAGTCACGTATCATTAAGTTGGTTTCAGCAGATACCATTTCAACAATCCTTGATTTAGAAGGGTATACGGAATCTGACATGAATGAAGCTCTTGATTCTTATGATCAGTTTGTGTATTATCGACCAGTTGGTGTTCAATATGAGCAAAATTTTGTTTCTTCCCGGGCGAAAATTTACGTTTGTGATGATGCTAACCAAGTCGATGCAAAACATCTTCAACATGGAACACCATTTCCTCAAGCAATTATTCATTTAAATAACGAACATGATCATATGTTGCCTGTGGCTGAAATTGAAATGAAATCCCAAGCTTTGTTTAAATCTGCTTTGATTATTGCAACAGATAATAAACAAACACCAGACTTGTCTTATTTGCAATGTCCTGAGGCTTACCACCGACGTATTGATTTCTCTTTTAAGATGGTCTTAAAAGAAGAATATTCAAAATTAAGCAAAGGGACACGCATAATTGATGTGTCGAAATTAGATTTAACTCAGCCCA